CAGGAAGGCAACTATCAATTGGGTGATGCAACCTTTGGGTAAGTCATCTGATAAGTATTTAGACAAGAAATTCTGGCTTGATTCTAGTGATCGCCTCATGTATGAAGGCAAGGCACCTGAACTAGCTGGCACAAAAGCAGGACGTATGCCTGCATTCTTTGAACACAGCAATGTCAATCTCCCCCAATATGCTTGAGGTCTTCGGTATGGAGGCCAGAGCTGTACTGTCTGAGATGGATGAACGTTTCCCCGTTGTCAATCCATTTCCAGATGATTCAATTGAAAAAATCATGTACCGCTCTGGTCAACGTTCTGTTGTGGAGTGGTTACAAAACCGACTTGATAACGATGACGAAAAGCATTACTGATCTAACAGAAAAAGAGCAGCAGCGAAACAAGCAGGCTTACCTTAAATGGATGGATACATGGGAAGATAGGATTAAGGGCCAAAACATCAATCCCCTTTATGCTCCTGAAGATGCAACTGACTGGAAAGAGTTTAGGAACGATTTCAAGACAGAAGTCAAGAAATCTTTTTTAGCAGGTCGTGGACCTGGTGGAGCTTGGGAGTCAATGACTTATCAAGTTAGAGGTCAGAATAAAGAAGCTTGGCGTTTTGTTGAAGGTGCCTATTCAAAGGAACAAATTACAGAAGCGTTTGTCAAAGATCCATCTGACAAAAAAGAACCTAAATTCAAACCAAGCTATAAGCGACAGTATAAAGGTGGTATTAAAAGTTCCTTTGACAAAACTGACACGTTCTTAAAAAAGAAAGACCCTAATAAAAAACTAAAGACAGATAAAATTAAAAAGTCTGACTATAAAAAACCTAAGCTACCCAAGAGTGTACGTAAGTACTCTAAAGGTTCTACTCCTATTAACAACACTGCAAAGCTCGCTATCAAGGGCTTGAAGAATGACCTTAAGAACTAATCATGGCTAAACGTTACAAAGGATTTAAAAATAAAAGAAAATACAGGGCCGGCAAAAAGAAAATTAAGAATCAGCTACGCATTGCTCTTAAGGACAAAAAGGTTTCAAAAAGAGAGCTTAAAAAGATTCGCAGTAAAGCTAAAAAGAGTGGCTACCAAGGTTCATCTAAGCGTCTTGCTAAGCTTATTAAAAGAAGTTCTAAAAAAATTAAGCCTAAGGCATTTAAAAAAGGTAATGTACGAGGTGTAGCTACAAAGAAAAACACAAGGCGTCTCAAGGCTATTAAGAACTCAAAGCCACAAACGCCATTCTATGGCCCACTGAAGGATCCAACAAAGCGGCCGCCGAAGACGAATTTCCCCAACCTCCCAGGTCCTAAAGATCTCCGTTTGCCATTTAAACCAGAAATCAAAGCTCCTAAAGAACCAGAAATCTTTACTCCTGAAGCCCATGTGGATCCCGCACCGTCGCCCACACCACCCACACCAGCACCTGAGCCGGTAAGACTCGATACACCGCCACCAGCACCTACACCAGCACCTGAGCCGCCAAAACCCGCTACACCTACACCAGCACCTGAGATCAATTGGGCAGCGTTGCTTAAAGCAAGCCAAGATACAAATAATCTTTTGACTAGACAGCTTTCTCAACCACGGCAAACTGCACCAGCTCCCTCTGCACCGACAATCAATGTTCAGATGCCTGAAATGCCTGAAACCGAAGAGGCATTAACCAGAGCAAAGTCTACTAGTTCTTATCTTTCCGGTGGATCTGCTGGCGGTATTAGGCGTCGTCGTTCTAATCGATCCAAGTTGGGTCTTAGTGGTTTAGGTACAAATCAACTTAATCGTAATGTAAGTAATCTCCTTTCAATTAGAGGTATTAGTATCTAATGACCGCCAAGAAAAGATATGATGAGCTGTCAGGTGAACGCTCACAATTTTTAAACGTAGCAGAGCAAGCCGCAGATTTAACTCTTCCTTATCTTATCCGTGGCGAAGAACAAAGCACGGTGGGTATGCGTCATCTACCTACCCCCTGGCAATCCGTAGGAGCCAAGGGTGTTGTTACTCTTAGTGCCAAGCTAATGCTTGCACTGCTACCACCACAAACAAGTTTCTTCAAGCTGCAAGTAGACGAAAGTATGCTTGGTCAGTTTGCTCCAGAAGTAAAGTCAGAACTAGATCTTTCTTTTTCTAAGATTGAGCGTGTCATCCTTGATGCCGTAGCTGCATCTGATGACCGTGTTGTTGTACACCAAGCCATTAAACACTTGGTAGTAGCAGGCAACGCTTTGTTGTTCATGTCGAAGAATGGTCTTAAGCTATATCCTCTCAACAGATATGTCTGTGAACGGGATGGTAGTGGTAACGTTGTAGAGATTGTCACTAAGGAACTGATCAATAAAGACATCCTTGATGAAGTCTTTCCTGGTTACAAACCCGCTAGACCTGAAAGTGTTAGTGACTCTACAGTAGGTGTTGGTGAAGATGTTGAGGTGTATACACACATAAAGCGTGTAGACAACAAGTTCAACTGGCACCAAGAGATTGATGGAAAGATCATCCCACGTACAAAAGGTACGTCTCCTATGGATACAAACCCTTGGATTGCTCTGAGGTTTAACACAGTTGATGGAGAAGCCTATGGCCGCGGCCGTGTTGAAGAATTCTTAGGTGACCTGAAGAGTCTTGAGGCTTTGTCTCAGGCTATCTGCGAAGGCTCAGCCGCTGCTGCAAAGGTGGTCTTCACTGTGTCTCCCTCTAGTACAACAAAGCCCTCTACACTTGCTGCTGCTGGTAACGGTGCAATCGTACAAGGAAGGCCAGATGACATTGGTGTAGTACAGGTTGGTAAGACAGCTGACTTTGCTACTGCCTTCCAGATGATCCAGACGTTAGAACGTCGGTTGTCTGAAGCTTTCCTTGTTCTGTCAGTACGACAGTCGGAACGTACTACTGCTGAAGAAGTACGTATGACTCAGTTTGAACTTGAACAGCAACTCGGTGGCTTGTTCTCACTTCTAACTGTTGACTTCCTGGTTCCATACCTCAACAGAAAACTCAAGACCTTCCAAAGCACAGGCAAGATACCGAAGATTCCAAAGGATGTTGTGAGCATCACTATTGTTGCTGGTATCAACGCACTTGGTAGAGGTCAAGATCGTGACAGCCTTACTCAGTTCTTACAGACTGTCGCTGGCACGATGGGTCCAGAAGCTATTAGTCAATACATTAATCCACTTGAAGTCGTTAAGCGTTTGGCAGCTGCTCAAGGAATTGATGTTCTGAATCTTGTCAAGACACAAGACCAGATGCAACAAGAGATGCAATCACAGATGCAGCAGCAACAAGACATGGAGATGACTAAGCAAGCTGGTAAGTTTGCACAAGTCGAACAGTCAGCAGCTGAAGCAGAAATGACTGCACAACAACCATAATTAACCCACCTAACTTATGTCTGAAACCCTTACATATACTGAAGAGTCTAGCCCTGAACTCAATGCAGAAGAACAAGAGTCACTAGCTGTTGGCGAACAGATGCAGCAGGAACAGGAGTCTCTGCTTGCTGGTAAGTATAATTCACCAGAAGCACTTGAGAAAGCCTATCTAGAGCTGCAGCAGAAGCTAGGCTCTAATGAAGAGACACCTAATGAACCAGTAGAGGAATCTACTGAAGAACCTACCGAAGAGTATGCAGATAACATTTTTGATTCTCTTTGGAATGAGTACGAAAGTGATGATGGCGTATCAGAAGATCTTATCGATTCATTGAAAGAAATGGATACGACTGAGTTGGCTGAGATGTATTTACAGCAGCGTAGTCAAACCACGGATGCTGATTTTACTGATGAGCAAGTTGATAATCTTCAAAAGGTTGTTGGTGGTGCACAGCAGTACGACAGCATGATTGAATGGGCAAAAGATAATGCTGACCCTAATGAGATTGAGATGTTTGATAGGGTCATGGATAGTGGAGATGCTGCAAGTGCATATTTTGCTATTCGTGCAATGGGTCAACGATGGGCTGAATCCGTTGGATATGAAGGTCAGTTGATTCAAGGTAAAGCACCACGTCCGGATTCTGGAAATCAATTCCGCAGTCAAGCTGAGCTTGTCTCCGCTATGAATGATCCTAGGTACGAGAGTGACGAAGCATATCGAAATGATGTGCTTGCAAAACTAGATAGATCTAATCTTAATTTCTGATGTCACAACAATCTGATGTGCTCAAGGCTTATGTAACCAGCTATGGTCCTGAGCCTGAGAAAAAAGAAGAGGACAAAACTGAAGAAGAAACTTCTGAAGAGGAGTAACAGCTTGGGAGGCACCTCAGAGTCGGACCTCCCTGGTATTGGCTATGGCCCTTACGAGGATACCCTTAGCCGTCTAGACGGTGGGAAAGACCACACACTTCAAAGCTTTGAAGAGACTGATTAATACATTCTCTTTTTTTAATAATGGCTCAACAATCAGCCAGCGGCAAGCTCGAAGCACAGCTTGTACGGCCTGGTCAAAGTAATAGTACGGGTGATGCCCGTGCCTTGTATCTCAAGCTTTTTAGCGGTGAGATGTTTAAAGGATTCCAGAACAACACGATTGCTCGGGATCTGATCATGAAGCGTACCCTGAAGAGCGGCAAGTCTTTGCAGTTCATCTATACGGGTCGCACTAAGTCTGAATTCCATACCCCTGGTCGCAGCATCCTTGGCAACGATGATGGTGCACCGCCGGTGGCCGAGAAGACCATCACAGTTGATGATCTGCTCATTAGTTCAGCTTTTGTTTACAATCTCGATGACGTACTTTCGCATTACGACTTGAGGTCTGAGATCTCACGCAAGATCGGATATGCCTTGGCTGAAAAGTATGACCGTCTTGCATTCCGTGCTGTAGCACGTGGTGCACGTCAGGCATCTCCTATCACCAAGACTAACTTCGTAGAGCCTGGTGGTACTCAGATTCGCGTGGGTTCTACCACGAACGATTCTGATGCTTATTCCTCTACTGCACTGGTGTCAGCCTTCTACGACGCCGCCGCTGCACTCGATGAAAAGGGTGTCACTAGTGACGGACGTGTCGCTGTATTGAACCCACGTCAGTACTACGAACTGATTCAGGCTTGCCAGTCTAACGGCTTGATTAACCGCGATGCAACCGGTCCTGCACTGCAGTCCGGTAATGGCATCATTGAGATTGCTGGTATCAAGATCTACAAGTCCATGAACATTCCGTTCCTGGGCAACTATGGCACCGCTTATGGCGGTACTACTGGCGTTACCTCTCCGACCAATGTCGGTTCCTTCGTTGGTGAATCCATGGAAGATGCCTCTGGCGCTTCTACTGGCATCAACAACGATTACGGTACTGCCGCTGAAGTTGGCTCCAAGTCCTGCGGTCTGATTTTCCAAAAGGAAGCAGCCGGTATGGTTGAAGCCATCGGTCCTCAGGTGCAAGTCACCAGTGGCGACGTTAGTGTCGTCTATCAGGGTAAATAACATTGCCCCTCTAATTGGTAACAATTAGATAAACATCGGATGAATTCAGGGGAACCTAAGGCGAAAGCTATGGCAATCCTGAGCGAAGCCTTTTAAGCGTAAAAGGAACGTGCATCGACTACATGGTGTGACCCGCTGGTCACGTAATACATGGATAGCGTCCGACATCCTTATGGGATGAAGATATAGTCAGTGCCATCAGAAATGATGGAATCACACGGATGTGATGCTTGGCCGTTTGGCCTGCGGTGCAGATTATCTGAACCCTGCAGCTTCTGTTGAGCTGTATGTGGGTGCTTCTGCTCCTTCTGCATTCTGATTTTATTCATACACAAGGGATCCTTCTGGGTCCCTTTTTTTTAATTTTTGAGATATGTCACTTCCTTCAAGTACTAAAGAGTTAGACGCTGTTAACGATATTCTTAATTCAGTTGGACAGGCGTCTGTTACTTCTATAGACCAAACAAACCCGGACGTTTCGCTTGCCTACAGAACTCTCCTTAGTGTTTCGAGAGAAGTGCAATCAGAGGGATGGTCCTTTAATCAAGAATATGACGTTCAGTTCTCAGTCGATTCAAAAACCAAAAAGATTTCTGTACCACCTGATGTCATCAACATCGACGCTACAAAAGAATACTATCAATATGACACTGTTGTACGGAACGACTTTCTGTACGATAGGTGTGAACAGACAGATGTTTTTGATGTTGACTTTATTAAGTGTAACGTCACACGTCTGTATGCATTCGACAACCTTCCTCAATATATAAAAGACTACATTGTTGCACGTGCTGCAGCTGTTACTTCTACTCGTATTGTAGGTGATCCTAATCAGTACCAACTACTGAAAGAACGTGAAATAGAAGCTCGTTCTCGTTTACTAGAGAATGACTGCAATACTGGTGATTACAGTTTCTTTGGATACGAAAACGGCAAACAAAACTACTACACCCCTTATCAACCATTTAGAGCATTGCAACGATAATGGCAGCAGTTACACAAAGCATCCCATCTTTCTTGGGTGGTGTCTCTACCCAACAAGATACAAAGAAAAAACCAGGCCA